ATCTTCAATCAATTCACGAGAAACTTGGGTCAAGAATGAATACTTGAAAGCACCCAAAGTTACGAATGAGTTGAATGTTGGATCAGATTCACCAATAGCAGTTCCTTCGCCAGCGATTGTTCCTGCTGAATAAGTTGCTAGTGATGGGATTTGTAGGTTTTCTCCACCAGCTGTATTTAAGATGGTTGAGGTTTCCAACATTGGGCCAGATTGTCTTGCAAGCAAGAGAACTTGGTTGTAGAAAGAAGTTGGAACAGGTGCGCCAGTTGAAGTTTTAACAACATCTCTCTTTTCGAAAGTATGTGAACGAACTTCACCTCTTGCCATTGCACGGATTGCTTCAGCGTCATCATTTTGTGATGCAACTTCTGCAACTGGACGTGCTTGGTTTTCTAATCCACGCATTGCTTCTGCGGCACGCATTTCGCGGTCTGCATCTGCCTTTAGTGTTTCGATTACTTTTGCTCTTGTATCTAGGTCAGCAGAAATACGTTCGTATTTTGCATTTTCCTCAGCAGATAAATCTCTTTTTTCTGCTGCTGCAACGTCAAGAAGTGCTTTGGCTTCTGCCCAAGCATTTTGACGTGCTTCGTGCTGTTGTTTAATGTATTCAGACATTACTGAATCTCCTTATAGAATTGATTTGTGTTTATGCATCTGCGAGGCTCACTCGACAGTAAATATGGTGGTGGCATCCACGCAACCACCATTAGTCTAACAAAGATTTAGCGTGTTTCAGAAATTTCTGTGATTCTGGTTTCTGCTACAGGGTTAAACTTTTTGGTTTCAACAGGTTTATCAATGTTTTCAATTGCTTCAGCCATAGCGTCAACAAAATCAACAATTACACCTGAACTTGGATAATTAGCAACCTTTAAGATTGCTTCTTTGATTTGTGCCTTATCCATTGTTATACAGCCTTAAATAGTAAATCAAGTTGTTTACGTTTCAGTTCTAACAACTCATCAGAAGATGGAGTGTTCTCTCTCAACTTAGTTACAACTTCTTGCAATAAATCAGCTTGAACATCAGCCAACTTGTCACCAGATTCCAACTTGTTTAACGCATCAGCCAAAGCATCAGCATCAACATTTGTTCTAGAAGCCAAAATATCTAACGATCTAACAGAAGCGGTTGTTGCTTCATAGGCTGGGAAACCTGTAACAATAGAAACTTCGTGTAAACGAATCTCTTTCAATTGTCTGGTCATACCATCATCAGACCAAGAATCGCCTCTCGTTGGAACAGAGAAACCAAAAGACATTGCGTGAACATCTCCACGTTTCATAAGCACAGCCAAATCACGACCAGCAGTTGTGTCAGGCAAAGTGGCTTCAGCCAATAAACCTTTTGAGTCCTCAGAAAGTCTTAAAGTTTTTGAACGAGTAGAAGCTAACACTTCATCCATATTGTGATTCTTGAAAAGTTTAACTTCGTTTCTTGCCTTGAGGGAACGTTTGAAAGCACCAGGCATAATTCTTTCAATGAAAGGTAGAGGCTCGGAATCACTATTGAACACAGCAGCATAACCAGTAAATCTCATACCGTCAGATTCGGTTGCTTCAACTCTTAGTTCAAAATCAACATCTGTTTTAATGCGGCGTTCAACTTTGTTCACAGTTTTTTCCTTTTCGCTCTTACTTGATTTTACATTGATTGTTGACCAACGTTGCATATTCTGTTCAGCATCTAACTGATCCACAATACTTTGGGCATAACTTTGTGTTCTCTCAGCAGCACGTTTACTTGGCCCACTTCCCCAAAGCAAATGAGCTACAAGACCTGCACCTGGGTAACCTGAATTATTTGAATCAGAATTTTGTGGTGCATCTAAATCAACAAGATGGCGAGCAATCCAAGGGGCAATCCTGCGCCATTTATCTTCAGACACACGACCCTCAGCCATATCTCTTGCCTCTTGTTTAGTTTTATCTGTTAAACCTGCGCCACCAAAACCTTGACGGTTAAGTTCTAAACCTCTGCGAGCAGCAGCACGCATATAAGCTGGTGCTTCTAAATTGACTGCGCGTTCCTCATCAGGATTATTTTCATCACTAGGAACAGCAGGAACATCAGAAACATCTAAAGCGGTGATACCTAAATCTCTGTAAACTTTTCTCATTGTCGCATTGTTATCAATTGCAAGAATCACATTGTATTCTTTTAACAAGTTTTCTGCTGTAACTCTTTTGAAATCTGCTGTGTCAGCAGTTGAGCCAGGGTTCATAAACAATCTGTCGTAGTCAATACCTAATTCATCTAATTGGGCAATTGTTGATTCACGATTATCCACGTTACGACCTGTGACAATAAAAATTTCTGTGTCAGTCATATCATCAAGGAAGTTGTAAACTCTTTCATTCCTTCCACCAGAAGTAATAAGTGTTCCGTCAATATCAACAATGACAGCCTGTGGGCCAGACTCTAAACGTAAACTTCTTAAATCATCTATCTTTCTCAAAGTTGAAAACTTGTGTGCAACTTTTACATCTGTTGCTTCATAACCATCAGCCATTTCTCTGAAAACAACAATCAGTGCAGCAGGGTCATCAGGAGTGCCAGTAATAGTGAAAGATGAGTTTGGAACATTTATTGAACCATCACGAACAATTCTTTCAATTTGACCTCTGGCTCTACCATTAGCAGTATTCCAAGAAACAAAATCGCCTACAACTAATTCATCTGGGGCAGCACGTTCCCCACCTGGTTCCATATCCTCAGCTAAAGAAATAGCAACCATCTGATCAATAGCATCTTGTTTGTTTTCGTGGCAACCAACAACTTCGCCATCTTCTTTAATAGTTGCCCAACCTGAACAGTCAGGTGATGAGTCAGTAATAAAATATGGCATTAAATATCCTGCTCAAACCAAGCAATATCGCGAGAGCCTGAACCTGATAAACCATATAAAGAATTACCAGGCAGTAAAGTTAAATCTAAATTTTCAGTATTGTTTAAATGATAACCATTAGAACTAGAAACATTTGAACCACCAATATAAATCACTCCACCAGAAGAATTATGCAAATTTAATTTAATTGGATTTGCGCCTGCCTTTTTAATAACAACTGCTGTAGAAGCATTCGTTGCTATTAAGCCACTTGTTAAAGCCATCAATCCGCCTTAAAGAATCATAAGCAAGTCAAGGTCATCTTGCTCTGTAGAAAAGTCTATCCGACTTTGCGCCATACTGCTTAAACCAAAAAGGTCACTTTCAACAGTTGCAAAAATTGTTTTAACTAAAGGCGCAAGTGGCTCAAACTTGTAGTCAATAATTGTTGGTTTTATTTCAACAGGTTCAGGTTTCTTTTTGTTTTTGACCTGGTAGTAAGTAGTTCTTGCACCATATTTTTGTTCTGGTTCAGGTGGGGTAGGTATAACAGCATCAGCGTTAGCAACTAAACCACCCAGTTCTGAAATTGCTGAAACATCAACTACAGGCAAAGCCTGAATTGTGGCATTCAATGATCCGAGCAAAGATTGGGCTTGAGCAACTTTCGTAACAACTGCTGAGGCTAAAGAACTTAACCCATCCAGATTTGTAGCACCTTGAACGAAATGTGTTACACCTGATTGTGATAGCGAACTGATAGCACCTAAAGAAGCTGAGGCTGTGACCTGAACTGTTGGTGTTGATTGAACTGTGGCAGATAGACCACCTAAAACACTTGTTGCAACATCATTGACAACAATTGGTTCACCAGAACTTAAAACGTTACTGTCAAGTTTTCCACGATTAGTAGCATCAAGAACTAAAGTTGGTGGTGTTGTTAAATAATCCGTATCAAGTTGCCCTGTGTCTAGGACAAATTTTGATGCCATAGTTTAACTAGCGATTGTTAGAGAAGCTGTCAAAGAACCTGAAGCAATGGTGTAAGTGTCGCCCGCTGTGTAAGGGTTACCTGTGATTGTTCCTGAGAACAAAAAGTTACCTGCTGTCAAATTATCCCAAGCGGTAAAATGTGTTGCATCTTCTGAACCAGCAATGTTAGTCCAGGTAATATCTGCATCTGAGGCAATAGCGCCAGCATTAGCAGCAGCGAAAGAAACAGATTTGCGTGTTGTTTCAACAGCAGGATTAGTTGTGCCATTAGCACCAGGGTCGCCAACGTGTAACTTAATATATGGTGTTGCAACAGAATATGCTGTTGCGTTACCTAAAGCGTTCAGAAAACTGTTAGCCAAATATGCGCTTAAACCTGTTGCCATTTACTCTCCACTTGTTTCTATGATTCTGACAATGTGATTGTTTTCGTCACGTTCAACAGTTCTAATCAAAGGCTTCGCATCAGGGGTGTTTATGTTTACTGTCGGTGGTGCAACAT